CACGACTGTCCTAAAATCGGTGTTACTAGATACTACACATATTAAGTTAAAGGTTGTATCGTTTTGTCTTTCTTTGTTTGTTCCTCCACTACCTAATCTGTTTTTACCACGACCCGATGCAATAAACTTTAAAAAACTGTGGAGTGCTTCTGGTTTTACATCAGTCATCTCATCTACTGCTGTGGCTAAGTTATTCATATACCCTAATCTATTAACAATAGAGTTTTCAGTATCACCCCATATATTAATTAGTTTTGCATCGATGTCTGGATTACCATATACACTGGTCATCATTTGTAATATAGAAGTTTTACCTTGTCCTGATTCAGGATTGTATAAGTTAACAATAGATGCTTTCTCTCTTTGTTTTAAAAAGGGCATTAACAATGAACCAAAAGCACATAAGAAACCAAATGCTCGTAACTCCATTCCTGGTTTTTCGTATACAGTTACTGCTTTCTTCCATAGTTCATAACTACCCTTTTTATGTAAGGTAGGATTGATTTCATCTAGATCTCTAGATACAGGTGTATATTTAATTCCAAAGGCGCTAATCTCTCTATTACCTATAAGAATTTTATTCTTGTCTTCTACTGGGCCTGGATTCCAACCATATTGTTTTTGCATCATAGATGCTTTTTTATTCTTTTGTTGTGATTTAATACAGGTAACTATATAGTCAATTACTATATCTAGTTGTTTGTTACTAGCAACAATACCTGCATCTACAAGAATCTGTCTTGCTTTATCTTTAGTTAATAGGTCTGATGTTCTAGCAATAAACTCTCTCACACCATCGTAGGGTAGGTGTAATTTAAACCATGCAGATTCACCATAAAATTTGTCATGGAGTCGTTCAACTAAATAAAAATCATATTCATATACTAATAAGCCGTCATCATCGTCATCGTCCATTGTTCTATATATACCACCGTTTTTACCTCTAAAATAGGGGTATGGTAGATCAGGTATATGATATATCACCTTTTCTCCTAACTCTTCACTAACGGCTTCTATAGCGTTGTCAGACCCCTTTGCACGAGCAATTACCCTACCTAGTTGTATGGGTGAAGTTATTTTGCCTTTATGTTTACAAGTTCTGCAACCTTCAGGTCTTTGTGATTCAAATTGTTTACAAGTGTGTGGTCCTGGAATTAGTTCTACTTTATCTATAGTCTTTTGATATTCGTAGTCTGGGTGTAGTTTTGATATTTTGTGTATAGCAACATCTCTATCTTCACAGAAACCTGCAATAGATAAACCTGATCTCCAAAGAGGTTCTTCTACTTTGGTTTGGTTTAACATAATATATTCTAGTTGAGGACAACCGTCTTTGATAATACAACGATCAATAATTTTTTTAAACTTAGCTGAGTTGTTTCCTAAGATTGCTTTAGTAGCAGGATCTAACTCTCTTTGACGTTTAGGTCTTTTGTCTACTAAGTCAACGGGTACTAACCCTGCAACATCATCAAAAGATATAGCATCGCCTTTTTGTAATACAACAACATCTTTTGGATTATCAATATCTTTGAAGTTCTTTGTACCAGGAACACGAAGTATTCTACTTACATCTGCCGTACATCCATGGTCAGCATTTAGTTTATGTTTAATACATAGGAACTTAAATCCGTTTGCTACAGGTTTCCATATATCAGTAGCTACAGCGTCAGTAAGTGACCAATAGCAATGAATACCGTTGCCTGAATCTACTATGGTAGGCGCAGGAAACTTCGTGGCATCAGTAAACTCTCGAAGTGCTTTTAGTGCATCATCTTTAGTTCTGTAGTCTTTCCACTTACGCTTCTTTTCATCATAACCACAATCTATATCTAACCAAAAAGCTTTTTGCTCTTTAGAGTTTATACCCTTACGACCTTTATCATAATCAGCTTCTAACCAAGATGACATCGTAAAATATACATCTTGTTTATCATTTAAAAAATTAGATATAACTTTTTCAGCTTCTTCTATAGAGTTTACAAATTTAGGTTGTACTATGTTTTGTTGGTCTTTCCCTGCGATTATATATGGTCCCAGTTCAGGCCATATATGCTCTAAAAATTCTTTTGTTTGCATCGTCTTCCCGCAATGTTTAAGTTTGGTAGGGAGGTAACCCTCCCATACCCTATTCTTCTATCGTTAATTCTGCAATGATTTTATTAATAACTTCTTCTTTATCTTTTGCAGGTTTTGCTTTACCCGAAAACCAATCATATACTGCTTGGCGAGAAATGTTAAGTCTTTTTGCTATCTTTGTCACAGGATATTTCTGTGAGATACATATAGCGCCAAGAGTAACACCTAGACTCGGATCAGCATTTTGATTGGCCTCCATTACTATTTGTGAATACCCTCTCATGATTTCTCCCTATGACCAATCTGATACTAAGTCATCTAGACTTACATCATTAATGTCTGCTTTAGGTTGTTGAACAGGCTGAGGTTTAGGTTCAGCTTTAGGTTCAGCACGTTTAACAGGTTCAGGAATATCTTCTTCCACAACTGCTTCAGCTTTTGGGAAAGGATCAGCTTCACGTTTAACTTGAGGTGCAGGTGCAGGTTGACTATTTGCTTCTTCGTCTTCCTCTTTATTAACATTAACTGTTAATTGAATAGCCCTCTTACTATCATCACTTTTACTTTTCGCAAGGCATACATCATACTCTTCATCATTAAGAATTCTAATTGGTTTGAAACCAATCTTAGTACTTGATGAATCCATATCAAATGACATACGTGATACTACTGACATTAAGTTTTGATTGTTAGCACGAACATAATCTGTGTATTCATGTAGAGGTCTACGTTCAGCAGAACCATTACCAAAGATAGACTGAGCAGGGAGTGTAACTTGATACACATCACCATTCATATCATCAGCTTTAACTACAGCAATACGACGGCTAAATCTACAAGCTTTAGTACCATTAGGTCCTGAACCTTTGATGTTCTGTGGACAGTCGGCACATGTAGCTGATTGTGGGTTTGGAACTTCTGCATCAGGTTTGATACTGTCTTGAGTCCAACATGCAGGAGGTGAAACCTTTTGACCCGGTTTATATTCACCTGCAAAATACATTCTATGAACATATGGTGAAGCGTTAACAATAACAACATCTAAATGTCTAGCTTCAGATTTATCAATCTCTTTACCATTGACCATAAGTCTAAAAACATTATTGCGTATAGATATACGTTTAGATGTAATAGAACTACCTGTAATGTTAGCGGTAAAGCCATCATCACGTCTTGAAGTAGTAGCTACTGCACCTGATTGAAATACATCAACTTCTGTACTCATTTATTACTCCTTATTAAGTTTATTTTTGCGAATACTTACAGAATACTCACTAGTTGCCTGTAATCCTGGAGGGGATAAGTCAGGGTTATTAGCTACGAAGTCTTTCATATTCGATTGACTGATACGTTTTTCCATCAGTTCTAACGCATCGTTTTCCTTAAGAAACTTATACATCTCTGGCCAATCTGTTGTCCAGTACCGAGTCTTAAGTGTTCTTGTTAATGTGCCTACACTTGTTTTTAAGCTAGTCACATTAAGTTTTTGGCAAGCTTCATTCAATGCATTTTGTATCTGTGCACGTTTAGCTTTAATATCTTTGACTTTATTTTCTAAGTCTTCGATAGCTTCACGCATATTGATTTCTGCTTGCATAAGCTTTTCTAATTGATTGTCATCTAAGTCCACATACTCTCCTTATTAAATGGTTGACATTGTATTGTAACATTACTATTTACTTTGTCAAGCAATTCCGATCTCTTCTTTGTATAAATCTACTAACTTAGTATGGTGATTAATCTTGCCTTGTAACATCTTATATACTTTTTGTTCTACAGGGCTACCTTGTAGATGCACAACAGTCATAGGGTTTCTCTGTCCCGCACGATCCATACGAGCACAACATTGTATATATGTTTCTACTGACATAACGGGTGACCAAAATACCACTACGTTCGCTGCGTGTAACGTGACTCCATGTGATGCGGCTTGTGGTTGAATGATTAAAACATAGGGATCTTTTTTCTCTTGGAATGCTTTAAATATTTCATTACGTTTACCTGCACTTACTCCACCATGTATCACATCATTAGTTATCTTAGACTTCGTTAACTCCGTGGTTACGGTTTCAATACTATGTCTGAAGGGACAAAAGATAATAACTTTGTGGCTAGCTTCATCTATGATTTCTTTTAATGCAGTCATTCTGTTTGATATATCAAACTCGATAACTTCTTTATTATCTGTGTAGATTGACCCTGCTGATACCTGTAGTAATTTAGTTAACATAACGGCAGCATTAACTGCAGTGATCTCTTCCCCTGCAGCTTCTACATACATTTCTTTTTTTAATTTATTGTAATATTTACTTTGTTGAGGGGTTAAAGGTACCTCTCTTGTTGTATACATTACATCAGGAAGGTCTAAACATTCTTCTTTTGTGAATCTTATGGCTGGCTGTAATGTTCTAAATACAGTATCTTGTGCTGTGGGTCTAGGCACCCATGTAAACTGACTAATCTTTTGCATCACCATATCTTTAAATGTCCCTGCATACTTAGGAACAGATGTTGGGTTAACTAGCTTAGCTAGTCCGTATGCGTCTGCAGGTGATTGTGCGGCAGGGGTTCCTGTCATTAACCAAACCCATGTATCATCATTAACTATTTTCTTTATTGATTTCCATCGACGTGTAGTGACTGTTTTAATGTAGTTAGCTTCGTCGACAACAACAAGATCAAAACCACCTTTTATGATCTCGTCTGCCATTATCTCTACACCATCATAGTTAATAATAACTACTTCAGTATTTTCAGCAAAAACTTTTTTTCTTTTATCTACACTACCATGAGCAATACCCACAGTTCTATGCATAGCTGTTTTAAAGAAATCAGATTGCCAAGCAGCTTGCATAATAGATAGAGGGCATACTACTAACATTCTTTTTATCTTACCTTTATTCATAAGGTAATCTGCTGCCCATATCACTGCAGAAGTTTTACCTGTTCCTGCTTCGCTCAAACAGTAAGCCCGTTTGTGTGCTGATAAGAACTGTGCTGTGTCTCTTTGATGATTAAAAGGTTTATGTAATCCAGGCCAATCATATTCTTTAGTGATTGGTGATGGTGGGTTTTTTACACGCATTGAAGATAATGTAAGTACTTCATCAAGACCCCAATTTATTACAACTTGTGACACTCCGTTGTCATGTGTTTTTATTAGTTTACTTTTAGGTATTTTATCTAAAAGTAACTCAGGTCTTTTGGTGTTTACTATTAAGGCTTTATCCTTATATATTTCCAATTATCTTCCCTGCCCTCTATATTTTTTAAACGATGCTTTTTTATTCTTGTTCATCGTTTGCATCTTAACTCGACGTCCACCTTGCGATGTTCTTTTATGAACAGGTTGATGTGATTTAATACCACTTACTGATTGTTTTACTTTTGCCATTTTTTCTTAGTTCCGTTTCTATTAAAATAATTATCATCAAATCTCATTTCTTTTCCTTCTCTTTTGGTTTACCAAAAATACGTTCAAAGTTTTCTTCAAACTTTTGTCTATCTGTTGGTCTTTGTTTGCTACCTTTTCCACCATCACTCATATAGATACCCTTCTCTTATGCCATCTAAATTAAAATAGTTTATACCACCCCCTGTTTTAGGAACAGCATAGCCTGTAGCATCTCCATCAGTGTTTCTTATAATTCTATTGCTATCCCAATTATTAGGACTATTGTCCCAATTTAATGAATTGTTATCCCAGTTTAAAGAACT